ACGATCTTCTATTTCAGCTTCTTTTTTCTTAGAGTTATCTACATCCATTTGCTTAAGTTTCATATCATACTCAAATTGTTGAGCCATTATTTGTAACCTAAGTTGGTTTTCAGTTTCCATTCTTTGAATTTCAAACTGAGATTTAGATTGTTCTAGTTGTGTTTCTGTTTGAGCAACGGCTTCAGCTTTTTGAACGTCATTCATTGCAGCTGCCTCAGAAGCTTCTTGATTAGCTTTACCTTGAGCTTCAATGTTTTGTTGTTGCTGCAACTGTTCTTTTTCTTGCTTCTGTTGCCTTTTGTATTTTAATACTTGGTTTGCTAATGTTAGATTTTTAATCTCTCTAATATCAATAGCATCTTCTAAATATATTTGTTGCTGTTGTAGAGCCATTTGTATATTCTGCTCTAACATAGCTTTTTCTTCTTCTTCAGGTTCTAAATCTAAATAAACACCAAAGTCATACAAATGTAATGTATCTATTTCTTGTAGTGTTGCAGCGTTAAATTTACCTAAACTTTTTACTAAAGCAGCATTTGTAAGATCAAAATCTATCATATCTGCTACTCTAAGCGATACATTTTCACAAGTTCTAAGAGTTAAATATAAACTAGCATCTAATATATGTCTAGTTGCAGTATTAGATGCGTTAGCGGCTAACTTCTGTAATCCTACTAGCGTGCTCTTTTCAGGTAAACTACCATCTCTTGCTTCATTAAGTCCTGTTACATCTCTTATCATCTGTAAATAATACTGATATGTATTAATTAATGATTGTATTTTGCCGTTAGCACTTGAGGTTTGTAATTCTTGTATTGGTACTTTACCTCTATTAGGATCACCATCTTGTGTTAAGCTTCTACCAACTATACTACCAGTCTGGAAATACATGTTTAAAGCTTCTTGTGGATTATAATTAGTACCGTTACCTAAATCAACCTCAGCTAAACCATCAACATCTACAAATACACCATCTGGTACCATCCTCGCGATTACTTGTTGTAATTTTAACGATGTTAATTGTATCATATCAGCAAACGTTGTTATACGGTTTACTAATGAATCGATACGTCCTTGATACATATGTGGTGCAACTATACAGTAATTCATATTAACTTTAGTTAAATCACTGTTAGGTCTTGTCATGTTCTCTGACATTTCCCATTTAAGCATTTCATCTACACCCATTACTTTAGCACCCGTAAACAATACTTCTATACTTCTTGATACTCTATCAAAGTTATCACTTGGTGGTGGGGCAAAAAAGTCAGGCTTTTCTAATGCTTTTTCTAAACCTGTATCTGTTCTTTTTATTTTAAATACCTGATCAATATAAGTTTTATATTCAAAGTACAACACTTGAACTAAATCATTATTATTGTTTGGCCCTCTCATATAACCTTCTCTTCCAGGATATTTAGCTATTTTATCCAATTGCTCATCAGTTAAATCTGGAAACTCTTTTTTAAGATCAGGTAAAGTTATAGCTTTTATTTCACCAACATAATATATGTCTTGAAAATTAGGATCGTTTGTATATGAATAAACTAAATTAGCAGGGTTAACATAATCTATTGTAACACCTTCAGCTTTATTAAATGTTGTTTTACAAGCACCAATACCTATAGTAACTATATCTTCTGTTAATCTTTTGTTGGTTAAATGATATTTATTAAAATCTAATATATTGTTTATAACTTCTTCCTCAGCAATTTCTACAGACTGTTTGTAACTAAGTTGCATGTGTACTTCTAACTCTTCTTTTGATCCTGGTAAATTTTCAGGGTCTAATGAATTATATAACGTAGCGCCTAAGTTTTGTTCTATGCTGTCTATCAACGGCTTAGCCATCATATCTTTCATTACACCATTAGCATAGTTTGTTCTTTGCTTCTGTGAAAAAGGATCTTGAGCGTAAGCTTTTATATCGTAGTTTTTAGATGATATACCATTTACTACTATATCCACAAACTTAGGTATAATAGGTACTGGCTTCCAGTCTAAATTTAAGTAAGACAAATCACCGTTAATAGATAATTCATCTTTATATTTTTGTATAGGTTGTTCACCTCTAGCGTATAGTCTTAATCTATTAAAATTTTGATAACCATTATTCCAACGACTGTTATTAATTCTACCTCCTCTAAACCATTCGTATTCAATTGCACGTGCAACAAGTAAGCCATATTCCAAGCTTCGCTTTTCCGCTTCAGGTACCACCTGATTAGGAAACGAACTATTAGTACTCGTATTAATCATTTATTATAATTTTTGAATTATTACCATCGTTGTTATATTTACTAAAGTTTAACGAAACTTTTTCTTTACTAACCTCAACTGTTGGTCTATATTTATTTTTATTGCAAGCCATAATAGCTAAGCCAGAACTAATTGATGCATCATGTTTTGTTCTGTTATTTATATCAAAAGCAGCCCAATCCTCTAAGGTACGTTGAAAATACATTGTACCATACTGTTCGTTATTGTAACCTACAAAACTATTTATATAAGATTCTATTGCAGCAGCATGAGCTTGTTTTACATCTTCACTTGAATTAGGTATACCACCTATTTCTTTTTCAGCAACAGATAATTTATACATTGTTTTATCTGGCCTGTTCATAGAGTATTGCCTATAACCTCTACGTTTTAAATAATATAATAATCTTGGTTTATTATTTTCTGCAAGAAGAGGCATACCATAAAAGTGTAATGCCATAAGTACATCTTCAAAAAATATATCAGCGGTTTGTGGTCTAGCTATATATTCTAAAAAAAATAAGTTAGGTGGACAAGTATCCATAGTAAACTTAGTTAAACCGTGTAGTGATCCTTTTGATCCTCTACCATCTACAGTTCCTGATATATCATAACTGTCACAACCAAAAGCACCCATGTGTTGATTAGCGGGATACTTAACGCCATTTTTAATTATATGTCTGTTTTGTTGATCTCTATCGGGAAACCAAGAGATCATAAACCTACCTTGTTTGTTAGGTGTAAACTCTACTCTTGTATCTTTAATCCCATTTTCCCACTGAAAATTACCCTGTGTTAATACAGCAGAGTGTTTTAAATCTTCGTTAAAATCTATTTGTTCATAAATTTTAGTCAAATTAAACAAAGAAGCTTTTGTTTCATCTCTGAACGCGTGTTTCTCTGTACGTGGAAACTGTCTATATAATTCATTAAGCGCATCAGGATCGTCCTTAAGACCTTCTACTTCATTCTCCCAATGCTCAATAACACCTATTTCAATTGGGAAGCCGTCTGGCCCTTCCTTTTTTTCTTCGGGTGTCTCGAAGACAGGTATCCCATAAGAATCAATGTATCCTTCGTAGTTCCATTCCATAGGAATGAACAAGCTATATAATCCCGAGCTAGTCTGCCCATTGCGGTTTCTTCTGGTAACGTCTGAATCATCATATATTTTTTTATAGTTTCTACCGCCTTTATCAAGAGCATTACTTGTTGACCCCATCATACACTTACCTATAATTCTAGAACCTAATCGTAAACAAGTTTTTGTAACTCTCCAGTTATTTAATATATTATCAGGCTTTTCCCATTTACCAGATTCATCATGTACAAGTAGTTTTAATTTTTCACCATCATAACTATTGTCTCCAGTATTTTTCCAGTCAATAGTTGTATCTAATCCTTCTAATTCTTCTAACTGTTCGTTGCTATCTAGTTTACGTCTTGTAAATCTACTGGCTGGAACCCTGTATGCAAGTTCTGTTTTTGGCCTATCCATACCGTCTTGAATTGGCTTGAAGAAAAACGGATAGTTGACGGAAATTGGTACGATTTTATCGGTAAACATTTTCTTTGCATCAGCCCCAGACTTTGATAAGACACCGTATCTAGCATCACTAGAGATAGTGGCAAGGTTGACAGTTTCACCTGATGCCATGAATGAAAAACCAGACCGTCTGTTTTTGAGGTAACACATTCCGTAGCAGCGTTTATCTGCTTTACAAGCTTCCCAGAATATAAAGAATAATCTGTTTGCTTCTCTAAAATCTGCTTGCCCAACATCAATCTTGGACCACTGCAGGTACATGTAATGAGTACCAGTAATATAAGTAGCTTTACCTTTATTAGTGAACCAATAGCCTTCGTGACGCCTAGCAAATTCTCTATCAATATACCCATACCATTTTTCTTTAAAATCATCTGGATATTGTTTCCAGTCAAATATTGTTTTAATCTTTTTTAATGTCTTAGGATACTCATGTACTTGCCACTTGTCGTAATCCTTGTTAACATCTTTTTCTTTTGGTAATGCTATTTTAAGATTTTGTATTTCATAAACCTCACCTATCTGACCAGTTTTAGATATAACAATTACATCATGTTCTTTGTTATAACCGTACTCCCACTTTTTAGATTTGTTTAACCTACTTATTACATGTGGTTTTATATGGTCGATTACTTTATATAATGTTTGTTTATACATTACTTAGATCTTCTTTCTGCAAAACCTCCAAAAGCTTTAGCTTGAACTTCTTCTTTTGGTTTTTCATTTAACATATCTTCTTCTTCTTTAATACGATTAAGTATTTCAAAAGCATCAAATATAGCTAACTTTTTAGTTGCAGCAGCGTTCTTTAATCTATCAGCAGATATATCGTCGTCAGAATCTACAATAGCTTCTTTTGCTACTTTAATTAACTCCTCAACTGCTTTGTGCCCAGCGAGGATTATGTTCTGTTTCGTTTCCTTGACGTTCATATTTAATTACAATATCATTAGATTTCATACAATAAAGCCTTTTGCCATCGACAATAAACTCAAACTCTCCAAAAGGTTTAAAACCAACTAAATCTTCTTCGTTGATTCCTAGCGCTTCTAATGAGCTATTTCCATATTTGACTATACCAATAAGTCTTTGCTCTAAACCTGTATCTACTTCGTTAAGATCTTTAATAGGAGCTAGAAAACATCTATCCCCAAGAGCTAACCATTTGTTTTTAGGTTTGTATAAATAAACTTGATCAAGTTGAACAAAATACATATTGTCTTTAAAATAAGACTTACTGTTTTTTTCCCTGCCTTTCATATCATAAAATCTTCTAAAGACATTATGATGTATCATAATTAAATCACCTTTTTTAATAGGTGTTTTAAAAGCTTTAGGAACAGCAATAACTTTAGCTATATTATTAACAGATTTAAAACTTTCTATCTTTGTGTTAATTATAAGGCTTTTGTCACCTATTTTTACATCATTAGAATATCGCTGGCCAACTGGCTCAACGATAAAATCAAATAAGCTATTCACTAATATTCTAAATCATACTCGACTGAGATTGCCATGTTACAGTTAAACTTTTTCCATGGCAACACCTCGTCTCGTTTTTTGATAAAAATATTATAAGAATTATCTTCTTTATCAGAAAGTATATGTGATATAGTATGACCACCATATACTGACTGCCCTATCGAGTAGTGCATAGCATCAGTTTTGTAGTCAGAACCAATACTTATCTTTCTAATAATTGAAGACATTATTTCTTATCCTCTTCTTTTTCAATAGGTTCGTATGTTCCATCTTCTAAATTAATATTGATAGAGCCATATTCTTCTTCTAGTTCT